TTGTTTATCTTTGGTAAGAAGCAGATTCTTGTTTACTCAGGTGCTTCTACCCCAGCATCTCTCGTTCTGAGCGACACAGTAGGTTCTATTGGGTGTATTGCTAGGGACACCATACAAAGTATTGGTACTGATGTTGTTTTCTTATCAGACTCAGGTGTTCGTTCATTGATGAGGACTATCCAAGAAAAGTCTGCTCCTTTGCGAGACCTATCTAAGAATGTTCGTTTTGATTTGGAATCTTCCTTGGCGGGAGAAACACTAGCAAATGTCAAGTCTGTTTACTCAGAGAAGAACGCTTTTTATCTTTTGGTTCTCCCCGCTACTTTGCAAGTTTACTGTTTTGATACAAAGCAGAGTCTCCAAGATGGTGCTTCCCGTATAACCAAATGGGACAATATTTCCCCAACAGCACTCAGATCGTTGCGTAATGGTGACTTGTACATTGGAAAGAATGGCTACATTGGTAAGTATGGTGGTTATCTTGATGATGCTTCTACTTATCGATTCTTGTACTACACCAACAATGCTGACTTAGGAAACCCTAATCAGATTTCTATTCTGAAGTCTATTACTGCCGTGGTGATTGGCGGTTCTAACCAGTTCTTGACAATTAAGTGGGCTTTTGACTACTCAGGCGCTTATCAGTCAGAGAACGTCTTTATCCCACCTCAAGGCTATTTTGAGTATGGGGTTGGAGAATATGCAGTTGCAGACTACTCAAGTGGCATACCCATTAAAGCATTGACAAGTAATGCTTCAAGTGCAGGTAAAATTGTACAAACTGGTTACGAAGCCACCATTAACGGCACTCAGTTGTCAATTCAGAAAATTGAACTTCAAGCCAAAGAAGGCAAGATAGGATAAATATGTCAAATTATTCAAAAAGTACGAATTTCGCAACCAAAGATAATCTTTCGCCTGGCAATCCTCTAAAGATTGTTAAGGGTACTGAGATTGATACAGAGTTCAATAATATTGCTACTGCCATTGCGACTAAGACAGATAACTCATCTGCCACCATTACTGGGGGTACGATAAATGGTGCTGTGATTGGTGGAACTACTGCCGCAGCGGGAACTTTTACCAACCTTACTGTTAGCACATCCGCTACGATTGCTTCTGCCGCCATTAGTGCGGGAACAATCAATGGTGCTGTAATTGGAGGTTCATCTCCTCTTGCTATTACTGGTACAAACATTACTGCAACGACAGGCTTTAGCGGCCCATTGACAGGTGCAGTAACTGGTAATGTCACAGGCAATGTAACGGGTAACGTGACAGGCAATGTCACAGGCAACGTAACTGGCAATCTGACAGGCAACGTAACTGCGGCTTCTGGTACTTCTACATTCAACAATGTGACCATCTCTGGCGCATTGGACATGGATAGCGGTACATCGGCAACCATTACTGGCTTGGCAAGCCCCACAAACGATTCTGATGCGGCAACCAAGGGTTATGTCGATGCTTTAGCCCAAGGTATTGATGCCAAAGCCTCTGTCATTGCGGCTACGACTGCAAATATTACTTTATCTGGGGCGCAAACAATTGATGGCATATCGATTGTTGCGGGTGATCGGGTATTGGTTAAAGACCAGACTACAACTGCTAATAATGGTATTTACTTGTGTGCAACAGGTTCATGGACTCGGACAACTGATGCTGACTCATGGACTGAATTAACTGCTGCATTTGTCTTTGTTGAAAAAGGCACTGCTAACTCAGATTCTGGCTGGGTCTGTACAGTAGATGCAGGTGGGACATTGGGAAGCACATCTGTAACATGGGCGCAGTTCTCTGGTGCAGGTCAAATTACCGCAGGTGATGGTCTTACAAAAACAGGTAATACTCTAAATGTAGGAACTGCATCTTCAAGTCGTATTGTTGTCAATGGCGATAACATCGATTTAGCTACTTCTGGTATTTCGGCAGGAACATACCAATCTGTTACTTTTGATGCTTATGGTCGGGCTACGGCAGGAACGAATCCAACGACTATTGCTGGCTATAACATCTCAAATGCTTATACCAAAACTGAGATAGATTCAATCTTTGGTTCGACTACTGCGGCAGCAACTTCGGCTTCTAATGCGGCTACATCTGCTTCAAATGCGGCAACAAGTGCCTCTAATGCTTCTACAAGCGAGACAAATGCATCCTCTAGTGCAACTTCGGCAGCAGCTAGTTATGACGCTTTTGATGATAGATACTTAGGCTCTAAGTCTTCTGCTCCATCTGTTGACAACGATGGGAATGCTTTGCTAACGGGTGCTTTGTACTGGAACAATTCAGTTAATACTTTGTATGTCTGGACAGGATCGGCTTGGACTCAGGCGGCATTTACTGCCTCTGGTTTTGCTACTTTGACAGGCACAGAAACCCTGACAAACAAGACCCTGACAAGCCCTATCCTGACTGCTCCCGTATTGGGAACGCCTGCTAGTGGTACTTTGACTAACGCCAGTGGACTTCCCTTGTCTACAGGTGTAACAGGAACTCTCCCTATTGGGAATGGTGGTACGGGTGCATCCACTCTAGCAGGGGCTAACATCCCTGTTGTCAATGTTAGCAACACCTTTACTGGCACACAGACATTCTCAGGCACATCATCAGCTACTGCCATTGTCTTAAACGATGCAGCAGAGGTTGCAACAGTATCAGCTACAGCAGCTACAGGCACAATCAACTATGACATCACCACGCAGTCAGTCTTGTACTACACAAGTAACGCAAGTGCTAACTGGACAGTTAACTTCAGAGGCTCTAGCGGTACTTCATTGAATACTTTGATGAGTACAGGTCAGTCAATGACTGTGGCTTTCTTGGTAACTCAAGGCTCTACAGCTTACTACAACTCTGCTGTTCAAGTGGATGGTACAACATCTGGAGTGACTACGAGGTGGCTAGGTGGTGCACCTACTGCAGGTAATGCTAGTGGGATAGACAGTGCAAGGTATCTCATCATAAAAACTGGTAGTGCTACGTTCACTATCCTTGCATCAGTAACACAATTTAAGGCTTAAACCTATGCCATTACAAGCAACAAGTGGTGCGGCTTCTTATGATGCCTTTGGTGGTGGTGTTCCTGCTGTGCCTAACTACATTGAGGATGTGTTTTCAACGTACCTCGTGACAGGTTCAACATCATCAAAGAACATTAGCAATGGCATTGATTTGTCAACCAAAGGTGGGATGGTTTGGACTAAATGGCGGTCAGGTGCGTCTAGTTATTACTTGTATGACACCGCTAGAGGTGTTGAAAAGTATTTGTCATCAAATACAACAACTGCTCAAACAACGCTAACAAACTCTCTTACTGCGTTTAATACAGATGGTTTTACGCTTGGGTCTGAATATGACTCGACTATCGCTAGTTCTTATGCAACATGGACATTCCGCAAGCAACCAAAGTTCTTTGATGTGGTGACTTTCACAGCAGGGACAAGTACAAACCAACGAATTTCTCATAGTTTAGGAAGCGTTCCAGCTTGCATTATTATTAAATGCACATCTACAACAAGTGGATGGTATGTTTACCATAGGTCTTTAGGTAGAAGCCAATTTACAAGACTTGAAGCAACATCTGCTGCAGTTTCTTCTACAGACATTTGGGGAACTTCAGACCCAACATCAACAGATTTTGGTGTTAATGCACCATCACTTCTTGAGGGGTCAGGAACAACCTACGTAGCCTACCTATTCGCCCACAACGCAGGAGGCTTTGGTCTGACTGGTACAGACAATGTGATTTCGTGTGGGTCTTATACAGGCAACGGTTCAGCTACTGGCCCAACAGTAACGCTTGGATACGAGCCGCAATGGGTGATGATTAAAAATGCATCAAACACAGGTGACTGGGTCATGTTTGACAATATGCGTGGCCTTACTGTGGGTGATGGTGACGCATTTTTATACGCAAATACTTCAGCGGCAGAAAGCACAGGCGCAACAAGGGTTGGCCCAACATCAACTGGATTCTATTTAAAAACTGTTTCTTCTAATTTAAACACTTCTGGCGACACCTACATCTACATCGCCATTCGTCGTGGCCCGATGAAAGTGCCTACGAGTGGGACTAGTGTGTTTAGTCCTGTGGCATACACGGGTAATGGTGGAACTCAAAACTTAACTACAGGTTTTGCGGGGGACATGGCGTGGATTGACCAAAGAACTGATGCGGGACAACTCCCACAATCGTTTGACAAACTGCGTGGTAACAATGTTGTTATATATCAAAGTTCCACATCTGCCGAACAAACAAATTCCCCAACCTCAAACACAGTAAGTTTCAACAATACACAAACTGTTTTAGTTGGGCCTTATTCACCCAACGGCATTTACAACAATAGTGGTAGCCCTCAAATTGCTTGGAACTTCAGACGTGCCCCCAGCTTCTTTGATGAGGTTTGCTATACAGGCACGGGAAGTGCTACTACACAGACGCATAACTTAGGCGTAGTGCCTGAGTTAATGATTGTGAAACGCAGAGACGCAGCGGCAAATTGGCCTGTTTATACGGCATCTACTGCAACTAACGAATATTTATTTCTTAACTCTGGCGGATTACCAGCGACTGCCACAACTGTTTGGAATAATACAGCACCTACATCATCTGTATTTAGTGTAGGCACATCAGCCCTAACAAACGCTAGTGCTGGAACGTATGTTGCCTATCTTTTTGCAAGTTGTGCTGGAGTTTCTAAAGTTGGTTCATACACAGGAACAGGCGCATTGCAAACCATTAACTGCGGCTTTACCAGTGGCGCAAGGTTTGTGCTTATTAAACTTATTAGTTCTGGTACTAGTGGGTCAGGTGACTGGTATGTTTGGGATTCAGCCCGTGGCATCTCATCAGGAAATGACCCATATTTATTGCTAGACAGTACAAGTGCTGAAGTCACTGGGACAAACTACGTTGACACCGACACTACAGGGTTTAAAGTAACAGCGGCAGGTTCAACTGACATCAACGCAAGTGGCGATGTATATCTATTTTTAGCAATTGCTTGAGGTAATTAAAATGCAAATCAGAACACAAACAGGACAAGTCATGTACGAAAGTGAATTTCGTGCATACACAAAAGCCAATGGTGGCCCATCATGGGATACAACAACAACTGAAGTCTTGGAGGCTTTGGGTGCAGATGTAGTCTTTGAAGGCCCACAAGCTACAGGTGGAACTGTTTACCAATACTCACAAGCCTCTGGTGTTGAGCAAATAGATGGTAAGTGGTACACAAAGTACATCCTTGGCCCTGTCTTCATTGACCAAGTGGTAGATGGTGTAACTACTACTGCTGCTGAACAAGAAGTGGCTTACAAGGCTTCTAAAGATGCTGAACAGGCTAAGAGTGTTCGTGCTTCAAGGGATGAGAAACTGAAAGACTGTGATTGGACACAAGTAGCTGATGCTCCTGTTGACAAAGCAGTATGGGCTACCTATCGTCAAGCCTTGCGTGATGTCACTACGCAGACAGGTTTCCCTTGGACTATTACTTGGCCTGATGAGCCACAATAAGGAGTAATCATGGCTGTAACTAGCGCACAAATTGTAGATTTCTTAACCGCAAACCCTGGCATGAGTGATGCCCAGATCGTTACGGCTATGGAGCAATACGGGGTTTCTCCTGCTCAAATGGCTCAAGCAGTTGGACTAAATGAAGGTGAAGTTGCTTCCCGTGTGGCGGCTACTATTCCTCAAGGTCAAACAATTACTTTGGGTGACACGATTGTTCAACCTCAATATCAAGTTATTGGTGATGGTGAGAATCAGCAGATCGGTGGTCTTGAAAATGTCTATACCTATAAAGTTGGTGAAAACCAAGCTGGTGGTGGCTATCAACAATACACACCTACTGGTGAACTTCAGAGAACTGGTGTTCAACAAGAAGTCAATGCAGGTCAAGACTTTCTAAAGTTCTTGGCAGGTTCTGCTGGTTTGTTTGGTGGACTAGGCGGTGGTTTTGGGAATCTATTTGGTGGGGCAGGAACTGTAGGCGCTGATTTAGCGGGTTTAAGTGGAATCCCTGCGGGTACTGGTGCTTTGACTGCGGCTGAATCTGCGGCTTTATATGGTACTGGTGGTGCAGGTGCTTTAGGTACTGTTGCAGGAATGGGCGGTGCTGGTGGACTAACCGCAGGTGCAGGTGGACTTACTGGTTTAACCACGGGCGCAGGTGGAGTTACAGGTTTGACTACTGCTGGCGGTTTAGCAGGTGCTAATACTTTGCTTGGTGGCTCTACTCTTGGTTCTACTTTGGGTGGTTTGACAACTGGTGCTGTTGGTTCTACTTTAGGCTCAACATTGGGTTCTACTGTTGGATCGACTTTGGGTTCTACTCTTGCCAATACAGCGACAAAAGGTCTAGGCGGTCTTACTGCGGCTCAACTAGGTGCTTTGTTATCAGGTGGCTTAACTACTGGTGCAGGTCTTCTCCAACAACAAACATCTCGTGAAGCTGCTCAAAGAGCGCAACAGATGATTGACACCGAGACTGCTGCTGCCAAACAAGCGGCTCAGTTCCGACCTGTTGGCATGACTACTCGATTTGGTACTTCACAGTTCCAAGTTGATCCTGTAACTGGTCAATTGACAAGCGCAGGATACACACTAAGCCCCGAAGCTAAGAATGCTCAAGATCGCTTGGTTAAGTTGGCTGAACAAGGTTTGGTACAAGCAGAAGGCGCTCAAGCACAGTTTGCTCCTTTGCAAACAGGCGCTCAGAACTTGTTTAGCCTTGGCAATCAATACTTAGCTCAGAACCCTCAAGATGTAGCACAGAACTATCTAAATCAACAGATGGCTTTGTTGCAACCAGGCAGAGAGTTAGAGTTGGCTAATCTGCAAAACAGACTCCAACAACAAGGTCGTGGTGGTTTAGCGGTGGCTCAAGGCGGCACTTTAGGTGCTACAACTCCTGAACTACAGGCTTTGTATAACGCTAGAGCGCAACAAGAGGCTCAATTGGCGGCTAATGCTCAACAATATGGACAACAGAATGTCGCATTTGGTGCGGGATTGTTGGGTACTGGCGCACAGACTATGGGCAACTATTATGCAGGTCAACAGGCGGCATATCAGCCTTACACAACTGCTTTGGGACAAGTGCAAGGTCTTGAGACTGCTGCACAACAACCTTTGACAATGGGTGCGGCTCTTGGTCAACAAGCGGCTCAAGCGGGTGCTAATGTGGGTCGTTTAGGTCTATCAGGTGCTGAGTTTAGTACTCGTTTGGCTACTGGCCCTGCGGCAACAACTAACCCCTATTCAACACTACTGAGTGGACTAGGTGCTTCTCCCGCATTTGGGCAAGCATTTGGTGGCTTATTTTCTTAAGGACTCATCATGGCAGAAAATATAGTAGCGGGTTTATTCGGTTTAACCCCTGAAATGTATGGTCAGCAACAACGTGTTGGTGCGATGAATGAGGGTATTGCCCTTGCTCAACTAGATCCTGCTGCCCGTGGTGCGGCATTGACTTATGGTGGTGCTAAAGGTCTTGGTACTGCCATTGGTGGTGCTATGGGCATAGAAGACCCTCAGTTAAAGCTAATCAGCACTAGAAACACTATTGCCCAACAGATTGACCAAACTAACCCTGAGTCGATCCTAAAAGGCGCTCAGATGCTTGCACAAGCTGGTGACCAACAAGGTGCTATGGCTTTGGCTCAATATGCTCGTCAAGCACAAAGTGAGATGGCTCAGACGCAACAAAGACGGGCGGCAGAACAATCTTCTTTGGCGACTGCGGCTAAGACACAACTGTCTATCAGGCAAGAGGAGCAATTGCGTGATGAGTTGTCTAAACTTCCTCCAACTGCCACACAAGATGAAATTCTTGCGGTATTAACTAAGTATGGTTCGCCAGATAAGGTTATTGCGGCTTTGACTGCATCTGCAAGCAGAACAGAAGCCACACAAGCTAAGACTGAAGCGGCTAAAACTGCGGCTGATGCTGCATTAGAAAGAGCCAAAGTTGCGGCGGATGCCAAGATTGAAGCGGCTCGTGAACGTGGTGCAACGGCTATACAAATTGCTCAATTACAAACACAAACCAAGAGAGATTTAGCACAACTTGCTATTTCGCTGAAAGAATCTGCTTCTGCTGAATTGCTTACTCCTAAAGAGAAACAAAAGCGTGAGGCGGCATATCCACAGGCAACATCTGCAATTAACAGTTTTGAAACTAAGGCTGATTCATTTGTTAAAGACATTGAGAAGCTAAGAGATAGTCCTGGTCTTTCAGAAATCACAGGTATTGCGGCAGGTCGATTGCCTGGCATTACAGCAAATGGTCGTGCGGCTCAAGCCCTATACGACAAAATTGTTGCCAAGGGTGGTTTCCAAGCCTTACAAGACCTTCGTGATGCCTCTAAAACAGGTGGTGCTTTGGGTAATGTGTCTAATCAAGAGGGTAAACAACTTACTGCTTCTTTTGCTGCCATTGATCGCAGACAAGATGCTAAAGATGTTAGAGCCGCACTTGACCAAGCCATTGGAGACATTCAGGGTTCTAAGACCCGTTTGAAAGAAGCGTACGATTTGACGTACTCATACAAGGCTGAACAACCTAAGAAGACGCTTTCTGGTGAAGATCGGCAAGCCTTAGATTGGGCAAACAAAAACCCAAATGATCCTCGTTCTGCACAAATCAAGAATCGTTTAGGAGAAAAGTAATATGGCTGAATTTGACCCTGATGCATATCTTGGTAAGACAACAGAGTTTGACCCTAATAAATACTTAGGAGTTAAGCCTCAAGAGTCTGATGAAACTGCTCGTTTGGCGGCAAGATTTCCTGCTCCTCTTTCAGCTCAAATACCTGGCTATGGAAAGCCTGTACCTGCGGCTAAAAATGAACAGAATCTAACTTTAAGCCAGTTGATATATCGCAACATTGCTAAACCAGTAGTTGCCCCTACAGTTGAAGCAATGGGTGCGGTTGGCGGTGGTTTACTAGGTACTCCAGCAGGGCCAGCAGGTATCGTTGGCGGTGCAGGTTTAGGCTATGGCATGGCTAAAGAAGCCTTAAAACTAGGTGATATTTACCTCGGTGGCATGACTCCAGAGCAAGCCCAAACACAACCTGTTAAGAACATCCTTGAAGGCGCTACTTATGAAGCGGGTGGTCGTGTTGTTGGTCAAGCAGTAAGTGCTGGTCTTGGCAAAGTAGTAGATTTATTTAATGCTCCTGCACAAAAAGCGGCTACTTTGGCTCAATTGTCTCTTGGTAAAGACCTTCCTGATGTGCTTGCTGCACTAAAGAAAGCTCCTCCCAATGCAAGTGTTGCTGAAATTACAGCTTCTGTTAACAATCCTAAATGGCAAGCATTGATTGATGATGCGTTGCAACAAGACCCACAATTCTTGCGAAAAGTTAGGCTATTCAATGAAGACGAATCTATAAAGGCTTTGTCTAAATTGGCGGGTGGTGAGAATGCGGCTGAAGTTCGTTCTATTGCTGAAAAAGCAAAAGATGCCCTAAATGCTATTACGACTCCATCAAGAGAAGCCGCATTAAATCGTGCAAATCTTGGTAAATCTGTTGCCGAATATGAAGCAAAAGCAGGTCAGTTATCGGCAGAAGCTGCGGCTAAAGTTGCTGATGTTCGTAGATTGATTGAGGCTGGTGAACTAGCAGAGGCGGCAGGTCGTCTTGAGTTAATCAAGAAGGGTATTCCTGTTGGCTTTACAAGATATACCTACAAGGGCGATCTTGCACAAATGGCTGACAATTGGGCGGCAAAAGCGGCTAATGCTTCTTTAGACTTAGGTCAAGGCGCTCGTTTTGCTCAAGGTGCGGCTGATGCTTTGCGTTCTGTTGGAATTAAGCCTCTCGAAGGCGTTGCTTTAGCACGAAGAATATCCTCTATTGCCAACAATCCAAAGTTTGCTGGTGATGATGTACTTGTTGGTGCAGTAAAGAATGTTGCTGATGACATTGCAAGGTGGACAAACAATGGCGGTGTAGTAGATGCCTTGGCTTTGGATGCCATTCGTAAAAACTCTGTGAATGCGGCTATTCAGAAACTGCGACCAGGCATTGACGCTACATCACAGAGAAACCTTGCTTCCACAGTTCTTGGAAATATCAGACCTCTTATCATTGATGCAATTGAAGAGTCTGGTGGTAGAGGTTATCGCCAATACCTTGCTGATTACACAAAAGGCATGGAGAAGATTGCCGAGCGTAAACTGTCTGGTGAGGCTTTGAAGTTGTGGAAAACCAACAAAGATGGCTTTGTGCGTTTGGTTCAGAATGAAACACCTGAAGAAGTTGAGAGAATTCTTGGGCCAGGCAAGTACAACATTGCTACCGAGTTGGCAGATTCAAGTTTGTCTGTGTTGCGAGATCAAGCGCAGAAACGACTGACTCAAGTATCTGTTGGAGAGCAAGTCAAAGAAGGTCAGGCTGCACTTGCACAACTGTTAAAACAACAAACTTCTTTCATAAGACTGCCATCCTATTTAAGTGTAGTGGCTTCATCAACTAACAAAGTGATAAGCGAGTTAGAGAGAGCTGTTAGCACCAAAACATTGCAAACTTTGACAGAAGCGATGAAAACACCTCAAGGGGCGGCTAATTTGTTGTCAACATTACCTGCTGCTGAACGAAGTCAAGTATTGAGGCTATTGGCAGACCCAAGCCAATGGAGTCCAACACTAAGTTCTTCAGCAACATTTGGCTTCAAGGGTGCTTTTGATTCTGAAGAGCAGTAAATGAAAGACGGGCTGTTTGCTATCTCAGTAGCAGCCCTTCTTCTTGGTTTTGTAATCTTTTGTAGTTATATTATTGTTTGGGCATTTCCGTGATCGCCTTTCTCTTGGCGGCAACCATAGAGTACCGATGTATTAAATGGACTTGGACTGGTGATGTTTACAACCGAAGAGTTGTTTGCATTAAGTGGGAGAGAAAGAAATGATTGATCCAATTACGGCTCTAGCGGGGATTCAATCCGCTATTTCGATGGTCAAGAAGGCGGCTAATGTTGCCAATGACTTAGGCTCACTTGCGCCCATGATTGGTAAGCTATTTGACGCTAAGTCTGTAGCTACAAAAGCCATGCTTCAGGCTAAACAGTCTGGCAAAGGCTCAAACATGGGTACGGCTTTGCAGATTGAGATGGCTTTAGAACAGGCTAGGGCATTTGAGGAAGAGTTAAAGATGCTCTTCATGCAGACAGGCAAGATTGATGTCTGGAACAAGATTAAAGCCCGTCAAGCAGAGATGGACTTGGCAGATGCTAAAGAGATAAGTGCGCTAAAGAAGGCAGAGAAAGCAGCCAAAGAGAAAGAGCAAGAACAACTAGAGATTGGCTTGGCAATAGGTGGAATCTGCTTTGTGTTGTTTTTAGTCTTTGTTGGCGTGAATGAGATGATGGATTTCTGTGCGACTACTCGTAGATGTGGCAGATGAATGAGTATCAGAAGACCTTTGATATGTGCCTCAAGATATTCGTTTACGGGTGCGTGGCTTTGTACTTCTTGGGGTTTCTGAAGTTCTTACCTGATGATCTGTCTGACAGAATTGTCAATCTTCTACTTGGAAAGGTTGGTCTTGGTAAATGAAGTACTTACTTGTATTTGTAGCTTTTATGCTACATGGTTGTGATGAGAAATACCGATATTTTTGTCAGAACCCAGATAACTTTCATGCTGAACCATGTCAAAAACCTAGATGCCAGTTCACTCAGACTTGCCCTGAATATTTAGTTGCACCAATCTTGGAGAAAAAAGTTGACGAAGTTAAACCTAACAACTGAAGAGATCGAGGTAAGAATTTGGGGGTTTGTTGTGATTGCAGTCACACTTATCCTCATGTTTATTGTTGGTGCTTTGCTTTACTCTGTCACTTTTGTGACTCAGCCTATCAAAAGTATGGCGCCGATTGACCAAGCCTATACCAAAATGCTGAACGACATTGTTCTTTTGATTGTTGGCGGTATCGGTGGAGTTATTGGTAAACGGGCTATGTCTAGTGCTTCTAGAGCGTTTAATCCTCCAACGCAACCAATGTGTCAACCAATGGGCTATGGAGGCTCTATGGGCGGTTTTAACCCTTCCTATGCCCCTCCGCAATCTGCGTATGGTTTGCCTAGTCAACCTTTCGGTGCTATGCCAGTATGGAAGAATCCTGAGTTGGATGAGAGTTGGACACCTGGCCCTCCTCCGACTACCCCTCCTGAACACCTAGAAGATGACCAAGAGCGTGAAGAAATGGCACAAGCAAGAAAAGAGGCTGAATAATGTTTCCTTTACCTTTACCTTGGTTAATCGTGGGTGTTTTGGTATCTCTCTTTGGTACATATCGAGTAGGACACCATTACGGGTGGCTAGAACGTGATGGAGACATGAAGATCGCCATTGCTAAGAAGAATGAAGAAGCTCGTCAGATCGAGCAAAACATGGGTGAGAAACTTAATCAACAATCTTTGAAATTACAGGAGGCAAACAATGCTATCAATCAAAAGACTTCTGCCCTTAGTGCTGCCAATCGTCTTGGCAAGCTGCGGCTCTGTCCCTCAAGTAACGTACAAACCTCCGCAAATACCGCCTCTACCCCCACAAATACAGAAGCAACCAGCCAACCTGACAGACAGACTAATGAACCTTCTGATGCCGAAAGAGCAACAATCGACGCCATCGCAGAAATAGTTGCCCAAGGTGATAAGAATACTGTTGCTTTGAACGCTTGTGTGGACTCGTATAACCAGATGAGAGATTTACTAAATGTCAGTAAATAAAGAACAACTCCGACAACTTCATATTGGTGAGGAATGGGTAGATGCCCTGAATGCCACTTTTGAACGCTTTGACATTATGAATCCCCTTAGAAAGGCGGCTTTCATTGGTCAATGTGGGCATGAATGCGGGAACTTCAGAATCTTGGAAGAAAATCTTAATTACAGGGCAGAGGCTTTACAGAAACTATGGCCTAAAAGGTTTGATGCTGCCAAGGCACAGGCTTGCGCTCGTAATCCTAAGTTGATTGCCAATACTGTTTACTCCAATCGGATGGGCAACAGGGATGAAGCATCGGGAGATGGTTATCGTTTCCGAGGCCGAGGATGTATTCAATTGACAGGCCATGCAAACTATTTCCATGCAGGTCAGGCTCTAGGGGTGGATTTTGTGATGCAACCAGAGTTGGTGGCGACTCCCATGTACGCTGCTCTCACCGCAGGGTGGTTTTGGGACACCCATAAACTGAACCAATATGCTGACAACAAGGACTATAAAACCTTAACCAAGAAGATAAATGGTGGGTTTATTGGCTTGGAAGACCGCATAAAGCATATAGACCATGCCTTGCTAGTTTTGGCTTCTTAAACTAAACTGTAACAATATTGATATAAGGTGTTGAAATGCCTAACATTCCTACACCGCAAGATGTCGCTTTATTTGCACAAAGTGTCAAAAAGTGGCAACAAGTTCTTAGTCTGGGTGACTGGAGAATTGAGAAGGGAATTAAACCAGCTAAAGCTGCTATGGCTTCTGTTGAGTTTAATGCTTCTGCTCGATTGGCTACTTACAGGCTAGGTGACTTTGGTGCTGAGAAGATCACACCTGAGTCTCTGGATCAGACTGCTTTACATGAGTTGCTTCATGTGTTTCTGCACGACTTAATGACTGTGGCACAAGACCCCAAATCATCTCAAGATGAGGTTGAAATGCAAGAGCATAGGGTTATCAACTTGCTAGAAAAGTTACTTTCAAAGGATTCTAATGGGAAGTGCTAACGAAACGTGTACTGATACCGAGTTTATCCAACTATGGGGTCAACTTCAATCTGCGACAAGAGTAGCCGAGCATCTTGGAATAAGTGTTAGAGCAACTCATCTCCGCAGAAGGTGGATTGAGAAAGAATACAAGATGGCACTTCCCGCAATTGACCATCGTGGTGTTAAATACGATAAAAACAAACCCAAATCCTTCTCTCCTTTAAAGCAAGTAGAACTTGGGATGTTGGATGGGTGTGTGATTGTGTTCTCAGATGCTCACTTCATACCTGGTCAACGAACAACTGCTTTTAAAGGGCTTCTATGGGCTATAGAACAGTTCAAACCCAAGGCGGTGATATGTAATGGTGATGCCTTTGATGGGGCTTCTATCTCTCGCCATGACGTAACTGACCAACCACAAACCTCTGTCATCCAAGAGTTAAAGGCTTGTCAGGGTGCATTGGGTGAGATAGAGGAAGTAGCCAAAGCAGCAAGACACAATGTAAAGCTACTGTTTACATGGGGCAATCACGATATTCGGTTTGGCAATAGACTTGCCCAACACGCACCACAGTACAAAGAAGTATTGGGATTTAAGTTGACAGACCATATCCCAGATTGGGACTTCTGTTGGGCAGTATGGCCTACTGAGAGCGTCATTATCAAGCACCGATATAAGGGTGGAGTTCATGCCACACACAACAATACTGTCAATGCGGGGGTTTCGGTGGTTACTGGACACTTGCATAGCCTCAAAGTAACCCCTTTTAGCGACTACAACGGGGTTCGGTACGGGGTGGATACAGGTACATTGGCTGAGACTGATGGGCCACAGTTTACCTATGCTGAAATAAACCCCAATAACCACAGATCGGGCTTTGCGGTGTTAAACTTCTTCAATGGTCAGCTTTTATGGCCTGAACTCGTCCATAAATTTGATGAGGATATGGTTCAGTTCAGAGGCGAAGTGATTGATGTAGGTGCATTTTGAGTGCCTGGCTAATCATTCTGACGGGGGCAATCTATGCCTATATTGCTGGTGAGCAGCTCTATAAAGATAACCCACACATGGCTATTGTGTACGCAGGGTACGCCTTTAGCAATGTGGGGCTTTATCTGTTGGCTAAGTAACTATCGCACTCTCCGCAAAGGCTCTTGATACTTCTCAGGTGGTGGTGGAATCATGTTCTCTGAGGGTGGAGTCCATCCATGTTTTCTCCAAATAGCCTGAACGTCTGATCCTGAAGACCACTTAAAGTCTTTGTTTGGCACAGAGGGATAACTAATTTTGGAATATG